TAAGTCTTTCCCGAACTTGTCCCACCTTGATTGACTATAACCTCGGCAATTGAATTGTAATTGCGCTCAAAAATTACAGAGGTTTGAAACATCAATCTAAAATTATTGCATCTTCACTATCGGCAAGGTCAACACTCCCTTTGATTATTCCAACATTGATTTCCGCTTGTGGCATCGATACCGTAGTATCAACCGTTTCCTTTGGCTTTCCGTACACGCGATCGAATAGAACTTCCATAAGGTGGATTGAACCACGGCTCATGTCGCGCTCCATCTTCTTGCTAATCATCTTCAACCAAAAGGGTACATCCTCACGTTCGCCTAGGTCCTTGACTTGCTTTTCAGTCATGCAAAGCATCGCCATAATCATATCGTTGGCTTGACTGGATGAAAGGGTAATATCAAACTCTTCCATAAACACTTCTTTGATCACGTTCCTTAACGCCCGTGGCCGTCCATTCCGATTGATGTTTTCGGGATGGCTTCCAAATCCGTGTTTCTTTGCGGTTTCCTTGTTCTTAAAATTCTCACCGCGTGGCATTAGATTTCGATTTTGTTTACAATATCCTTTAGCTTTTGCATACACATAAGCTTCAGTTCGTAATCAGTCGCACCGCCAACGCTCACATGATCGGCAGTTTCTGCAATATCCATTAACAAATTGGCAATGGAAGCGTAAAGCTCCACCGCGTTAATTGCTTGGTCAATTACATCATGTTCTTTTTCCTTTGTCATATTTTAAATCCTCTAACTCCTTTGCTATTTAATGCATCCATCACATCTTTGTTGTTATCGTAAAACATACGCAAACCAAGCGATAACACCTTTTCAACTTTTGCTTTGTTGCTTCCAGTTGCAAACACATGGCTTGAACTTATACCCAACTCTTTTGCTTTTTCAAGCATATCACTGCCTACTTCGTGCCGTGCTGAAACAATATACAATTCGTTGTTTGGGTTATTCCTAAACCTCGCTACTCGCATTCCCTTTTCGGTAGTTAGGGTATCATCAAAATCAAAACCTATTTTCATTTCTCGAGCTCCTTTAATTTTGCTTCACTCCATCGAAGGCCGGCTAGCCCACCCCAAAGAAGGTAGGAAATATACCCGCAATCCTGGGGCGTTGCTTGTTCGTAATCTTCTTTCGCACGGCTCAAATAGGAGTACATCCGTTTGATCGTGTCAATCGTCACGCGCTCACCATTCGCGAGCTGTTGAGCTCGAACCTTACCTACTTGCGTTGCACATTTGTTACCGTTCTTTTCGTTCAGTTCAATGCCTCGCTTGGCGTTGCTACGGACCGCTTGCGGATAGTCATTGTAGGATTGGAATAGTTCGTACTTCTTGCGACCTAACGCGTTGCACACGGCCAACCTTTGAACGCTGTCAGTGTATTCGTGCTTCATGGTATCATCGCTCATGCAACGGTCCATAAAATCACTTTTTGATTCTTCGGACTTTCTTTTTGGGAGTGGCATCGGTTTCTTCTTTAGTGTTCACAATTACTTCCGGTTCACTTTCCGTGAACACAGCTTTTCCAATGGCATCGTTTGCTTCTTTGAATCTACGATCTCTTTCCTTTTCGTACATGGAGAACACACGTGTAAACGCATCGAGGTTGCAAGCAGAACAACCGCCCACCCATTTGCGCTCCATGATCTCGCTCCATACGCTACCAACGATCGCCATTTGTTCCGGTGCTATCTTGAACACGCGCACACGCTGGTATTCTAACCACTTTGGGTACAACGGTTCCAACCGCTGCAACTGATTGTCATTTAATCTGTTTATCATTTTTCTTCCATTCATCGATTACGGTACAAAATAACATCTACAAAGACGTAAGCCAAGATGCTGGATAAACCACCAACACCGACCACATCTATAATGTCGATCCGGTGAGTAAGTAACCCAAGGCAGCCATGGGCAATACCAATCCACCAAGATAGGCAAATGTAACAATTGAAAGGCTTGAATCCGATGGACTCGCCAATATCGGTGAGCTTAGTCATCACCACTCCAATACACGCGGAATACACCGCCAAAAGTAATACTATCATTTTAATTTATTTTTTACGTTCTTGATTGTCGCTCGAACGGAATTGTACGGAATCTTGGTGTCGCGGGATATTTTTTTCATCGGCACCCCTTCCAGGTGAATCTGAAATATTACCCCTTCGTACCACTCGAGCTTTGTCATTTTCTTCTTGATGCTCTCGATCCTTTCCGAGTCTTCTAGGTCTTGATCTTGGTTGTACTCTTCATCGATCATTTCCAAGTGATCTATTCCAACGCGTTCTTGCGATGGGTTGAATTTCTTATTGAATGGTGACCTTGGTAGATAGTAGGTGTTGTAGATTACTTGAATCACAAACAAGTACCACGATGAATTGAGTAGCTGGTTCTTTTGCTCTTCGGGTTTCTCGCAAAGGTACAAAACAACCTCGTGATAAAGATCATGGCCGAGATCTCCCGCCAATTCAAGGCAGTACTTCTTGATACCACGGTGGCTAGTCACGAGGTCGATTAGTGGGTGCATTTAGAATGGCAAATCGTTATCGGTGTTCCATCCATGTTGAGCCAATTTATCAATGGCTGGTTTCAATGCCGGGTTGATTTCGCTCGGTGCTTGCATGGGTGCATCCTTCGCTTTCCATTTCACCCAGTGCGTTGCTTTGCTCTTTTGGTCAACCTCTTTGCGCTGACCTACAAATACCTCGATATCCCCGTACTGGTTGGTGGGTAAGTCAAGAAGATCTTGTTTTTTCAGTTGAACCTTCACCCCGTACTGGTTTGCCCAACCTTTGCCTACATACTTTTCGTTTTCCATATTTTAGTTTTTAAATGTTTGAATAAATCGCTTGAAAATCGGGGTTGATGTAATTACGCTCTTTCTCCTTCACATCACGAACGTAATTCAATCGCATTAAATACCCGCCTATTGGTTTGCCATACGCACCCCGTTCGATGTGCCAACCGAAAGCTCCGTCCGTAAACTCGTCTTTGTAGGTTGATGTTCTAATATCGTGCTGGATGCGTTGCTTAATTTCGTAAGGTGTTACCACTTGCAAAGTTTCTTTGATGTTGATGTGATGGTAAAGCTCATGCACGTGACCCATCCAAAGAACATCGGCACCGTCTACCTGCGCTCCCATCCGTTGGTGTTGGATAACTCCCTTCGTTACCACTCCACCGCCACCGTGGCCATGGTGATATTTCAGTTTGAAGTTGAGATACGTTTTATCGGCATCGCCTCGGTGCACATTGAACACGATCCAACCGGCATACCCACCATTGAGGACCTTCGCTCCGGTCTTGTAATTCAGCAAAGAAACGAAACGCTCGGTTAGGTCTATTTCGTGGCGTTTGCTTACTGCGGTTTCGTGGTTACCGTACCCTACAAAAATTAAATGGTCGGCATATTTTGCCCACCATTCAACAGCTTCGTTAACAACCAAGTCAAAGTAATTCCCGCCTTGATGCTCGGGACGGATGTCATCTTTGCTCGCTCGTTTGTCGTACTTTCCTTGCATGATACAAAAGAAGTCGCCATTGATCAGGATTTTCGCTCCCAGGTTAATGGCTTTCTCGATGTGATCTTGGAGTAGGTCACGCCTACATTTCGGGTGATCAAAGTGAAGATCGGATAGCAGTAAGAACTGATCGCCGTCTTTGCATCGGATTGATACGATGTTACGTCCGTGCTTGGTTGTTTCCATGGTTAGAGTATTATTCTTTGCTTCACCTCGTCTACCGTCTGGTCGGCATAGCCTAACCGGTAGGCCATTAGGTGGCTGTGTGAAATAAACGCTTCGAGGTCTTTAATCGTTCCAGTGTACGGAAACTCCACGTTGATTGTTGTGGTTTCCTCGTTTGTTGCAATTGCAACGGTGATGGTCATTGTTTCATTCATAATTTTGGTTTTTATGGGTTAATGAATTGTTTATCGTTTAAATGTGCGATAACTGAAATTATCGTTCAGTTTTTATTTAATGATTGAAAGATAATACTTTGCGTCTTTCTTTTCGCTTTCTTCGTAGTTTTTTAACAAGATATTTTTGAACCTCAATAGGTCCGCCTTGTCTATTTTTTTGGACTCCAAGAAAGATTTGTGATAGGGCCGGAATGCGAACTTGGAAGCGAACTGGTTAATTGTGCTGGTGATTTGAAGCAGCTCCTCTTTGTTGGCAATGAATTTCTGAAGGGTATCTTCATCGTCAAAACGATCTTGCTTCAATTGCTTTCTGTATTCTTTAAGGCAAGCTTTGTAATTGTGCAGCCATTCGAACCATTCCAGTTCTTGGCCGATCTCAAAACCAAAGCGATTGAATTTGTATTTGTCAAATGGGTGTCTCATGTTTCCGTGATTGTGATTTTGTGTTGGTGCTCGATCAACTTCTTCTTCAATTTATACAACGGCGTTCGCATTCCCTTCACGTCCTCGATTACCGTCTTGTTTGTGATCGTATCGTAGTACATGAAGTCAGCTTTGTACGTAAACATTTTTTTGCCGTCTAAAGAGAAGACAAATGGCGTCTGAAGGTGTAAGTCCAGTATCTCCCCGATCTTCGCTCTAAGCGTCAAAGAAACGTATCTATCGGCTTCCTTCTTGCTATCGAAGGTGATGCCGTCAATACTTGTTTTCTTGTTGTTGTATTTTGAGCGTTTAATCATTGGTTTGTTTTGCAGTCAGGACAGGACTCGAACCTGCATTTCAGTTTGGGTCATTCTGAACGTTTCAGCGACTACCTCTTCGTAGTGTTACCAATTACATCACCTGACTGTTTGCTGTCTTTCCAGCTGTCATCGATTTGGTTATTAAGTTTGAAAAGTCTATTAAATCGAGAACCTTTACTTAGCAGTCAGGACAGGACTCGAACCTGCAACGATGCAACCACCTAAGGATGTGATGCCATTTTCACATTACGCATTACCTGACTTTTGTTTTAAATAATTCCCCTCGCTTTGTCGAAGTCGATGTTTTGTTGGAACCATTCATCAACGTAGGTAAACTTTTCGCGCTCACCAAACCAATCGTTGTACTCGCAATGGCTGTAAATCTGTTTGTGGATGCGGTCAAGTTCTCGATCGCTCTTTTCGATTACGTTATCTTCGTAATCCGTAATCTTGGTGATCTTGATTTGCTTATTCCAAGGGTTCTCGAAATAAACAATGAAGTCGTCGAATTCTAAATCGTGTGTCATAAGTTTGTTTTTGGTATTACAAAGATAGCAATGAAAATCAATTGTGCAAATTATTTTTGAAAAGGTTGGTTTCTTTTTTCAAAATAGTTCACCAGGAGCGGTGTCTTTTCGTATGCTGCCACGAAATGATCTTTGCTTACCGGTTCATGGTACATCAATTCCGTTCTTAAATCGGACTCGGTTTGGAACTGATCAAAGAAAAGCTTACACGCATAGGCGCACGCACTTGCGTTATTGCGAAAGTCGGTAGGATCACCAGTTCGCGATGCCAAGGAACCGAGCATGATCGTTAGATTTAACCGGCTAGCCATTTCGAAACAGTATTCCTTTTGCTCTTTCAAAAGTCCGTAGCTGTGGTGCACGTAGATTGCTTCGTAGGTCACCGCTCCGAAGTCAAAGAACTTGGCCATGTCCCGGTTGTTTTCGTGGTATTGACGGTAAGAAGAAATGATCCATGCTTTGCGTTGAGCCATGGAGTAATTGATGTCGTATTTCTTTTGCTCGGTTTGCGCTGCCGGTAGTTGGTGGATTGTTTGGTGTGATTTGTTGAACCGGACCATGTACTGAGAAACCCACTGGATGATTAACCGGATTGAAGGCTTGAAAGAATCGGAGGCATTTCTACGGCCGAACTTCAAAGCTTCTTCGAACTGATCCGTTGTGAGGGAGTGATACACTTCCAGGTCTTCGTGTAGGGTTTGCACTTGGCGTATTAGGTTGTCATCGATGCCTACGTTGTTGCCAAAATAGGAGTAAAGGTTTAGGAGCTGATTGGTTAGATACTTTATCGCGTCCTTTTTTTCCATTTGTTTGATAGTCATATTTTTTATTTAATGATTTTGCTTGCTACAAATTCTGCGATTTCATCGGCGGTCATGTTGCTTGTGGTTAGTCGGTTCTCTTTGGGCTTGTTTACTTTGTTGAGGTCGACGCGTTTTATCCAGTGGGCAAAGTGCTTAAAGGAATCGCTTTTGAAGTGGTACATTTTTGCTTCTAGTTCTTGGTAGTTCACAAAGATATCAACTGCAGTTCGTATTTGCTCCACGGAGTAACCGGTTGCTTGCTTGATGTTGTGAAGGTGAAGCTCCAATTGTTCGTTGATGTAGTCTTTGCAGTCGGATGGTTTCAAATTTTGGAAACTTTCCTTAATACTACTACTACTAGTATAAGTAGATAAGTTCTTTTTTCTTTTTTCTTCTTTCTTTAATGTGTTAAAATTTTTAACATCACTTTTAACATCACTTTTAACATCACCTTTAACATCGACATCTTTACTGTCTATTTCGGTGTTAATATTTTTAACATCACTTTTAACATGGATGTTGCAATCAATGTAAACTTTTGCACCTTTATTCGAGGTCAATTCAACGATTTTAATGAATCCAACATTCACCAGTTCATCGAAGTATTTTGATGCTGATTGACGGCTAATATTGAGCGTTGTAGCCATGGATGAAATGATCACAGTGAACACGTGTACATTCTTGAAATTCTGAATCTTTTTGATGTAGTGCCCGACGGCATAGGCTTGCATGGTTATTCTTTCAGAATTCACCAGGTCAAAAAGGTAATTGTCTATTTCGTAACCAGTCATAAAAAATTACCCCCTAAATGGAATGCAGAGACAGTGCAAACCAAATAGAGGGCTTTATGTTGTTGAAACCGATCTGTCTCATCGGTGTATTAATCTGTTGCAAATATAACACAATTGTCAGGTTTAACCTGATATTTTTACTAAAAAACGTTAACTCCCACAACCAAAACATTCAAAGCTGGAGTCATCGGGCCGAACCGGCTCAACCTTGCCAATCAATTGCTTGATCTCAAAGATTTGCTGCCGGATCTTGAATTGGTCATCGCTCATCGATCCATCCAGTTGATTTTCTAGGTAGGACATCTTCCACTTCAAAGCTTCAATGTCTTGTTGGTTCTGCGGTTTTTGGTAGTTGCTCATTTTCTATTCGTTTAAAAGTAGTGATCCATTGTTACCCTCGGGAAAGAATCCACTGGAGGCACGGCTGCGCTCGGTGGCCTTCACATAGTCAACCTCAACCTTTGCTGAATTGACAATCACCTGGGCTATATCGGCGATGGCTTTCGCACGGTCTAACTCCAACGGCTTGTCTTCATCTAACAAAGCTTCCATGGTCGCAAACAAATGGTTGCGTAAGTCTTCAATCTTATTTTTTGGCATTGATTTTCTTTTTTAATTTTGATAATACTTTCATTGTGAATTGTAACTCGGGGTCGTATCGTTGAATGGTATTTCTCAACATCAATTCCTTACGCGTTACAAGGATTAAATTTTCGATGATTAGGTTTTGTCTATTCCCGTCTTTGAAGATCACCGCACTTCCTTTGGGTATTTCGCCGTGGTGTTGGTTCCAAATGTGCACGTGCTTTTGAAGGTACTTGCCATTGACTTTGATCAGGGTGTACCCTTCAGTATCTATTCGCTCCGATCCATCGGGCTTCCAGTTCACCGGTCGTGCACCTTTTTTGAACATGGTCCCTTTGCACTTTTCGTAAAGCTCGGGTGACATCTTCTTTCCGTAGTTGGTTGGTTTATTTCCCTTCTTGAATCGATGTGCTTGGCCGGATTCCTTTAATCTTTTGCCTTGCTTTTGCAATTCCATTGCTGTAAAGGTTGCATCCTTCTTCAAGTTAAGGCGAAACGCCAAATTGTAGATCGTGGTTTCAGCTAGTCCTAAGTACTTCGCGACGTCCTTCGTGTACTGGATGGGATAGTGTTCAACGATGTAATCAATCTGTTCCGTCGTCAATCTTCTTGGCATCTTCAAATTGTATTTCAATATCATTCAACACTTCTTCAAGGACCATGTACTGGGATGGGTGCCACGTCGACAAACAACTCGTTACCTTATCAATCCCGCGACTGATCAATAGCATATCCTCTTCGTTTTCGTTGTAATACACACCGATAAAGTGATTGAGAAATGCCATCAAATCGGTTGACAAAGATTTGCACCGGTTCTTAATTGACTGCCGATATACCGGCGTGTTCTCCAGGTCATCCAATACCTCGGCAAGCGATTGCATCAATACGATGTTACGGAATAACGCAAGCTTGAACTTCTCGTTATCGAGTGGGTGTTTAGTTGCTTCCATTTAGTTTTTGATTTAAGCGTCTGCAAAGGTCATCAATAAAAGACATTTCTTCAAGGTTTTCGCATCGAGCTGCGTGTTTCTTTTTGAAAAGGTCTATCAATTTCACCAACGCGTCCCGGTGTTTGGCTTGGTTGGCTTCATTCTGAATGATACGGTTCATGGAATCGTAGTCATTGATTATTGGCTTAAACGATTTCACTTTGTTGGTGTTACTCTTAACGTTGTGGTTGATCGTTTAATCGGTGGATTGATCGTTACAATTTCTCCGTCCTCGGTTACGATCGGTAAAGGTGTAGTTATTGACTTCAAAAACTTTTCGCGCTCTTTAAGTAAGGCGGTATTCTCTTCATACAAAGCTTTCAAGGTAGTGTAATAAGGATCGTTGCATTCTGAAAAGTCATACCTTACACCGCTTTCCACTTGGGTAACCTCGGCACCAAATACCTCGGCACGTTTACCGTACTTCATTTGCTCGGTCATTGCCAACTCTTTGGTATTATCTAGCGTCTTTTGTAAAGCATCAATCAACATCTTTGCGCGAACGGCGAACTCGAGTGGATTGGTATAGCCTTCTTCAATTTGAGTAGTAAACGCTTCCTCTAAAGCCTTTACTTGCAACCTTCCAGTGATGCCCGAAAGTAGTTGCTCGGTGTGATTAATTAGTTCCATTGGTTTCTTCTGTGTATTTGTATTGTCTTTGTAGTGGTTGGTAGAATGGGTGCTTTCTTCCATGTGTTTCCCATTGCTCGATCTTGAACTCCTTTACCATGGACCAATAGTCATAGTGCACGGTTTCATTTTCTCGCACCTTTCGTTTCCTTCCACATCCTACCTTGTAAGTTTCCATAAATTTTTCGGATTTCTTCCATCCGTACTTACGTGCCCAGTTAACAACTGTCGCAGAAGAAATGCCGACTAGGTCGGCAATCTCTACGTTTGATAAATGGGGGTAAAGGTTCTTGACTGAATTTAAGATTTTAGTTGTCATTTCCAAATCTTGTTAGTGTCCTTGTAAAAACGCTCTTTCCATTCTTGCGTGATCCGGTAGTACTCACACGTTTTCTCCAATAGGGTTGGATCGGTTTCGTGAAGTTCTACAAGCTTCAAATACTTTTCTTCGGTGAATGGCTGTAACTCCTTAACCTGGACTTGCTTGGTTTGTGGTGCACTTGGTTTCGTGATGGGCTTGTTAGGCACTTGCGTTGGTAACTTATTAGTTGCACCGTTCGCGTCATCGTCTTCTTGGATAACTCCGAAGCAAGCAGAAAGGGAATAGCGTCTTGCATACGTCAACGCACTACCGTACCCGTGTGGGTCATTCTTAGGCGCAGGAACGAACGCAATACCGTTCGACATAGTTTCACCCGACTCATGAATAATAAGCGTTTCTACGCCAACTCCACCCTCTAAGCGATGAATGATTTGTGAGTAGGTAAGGCCGTGATCATTTAACGGTTTCTTGATGGCATCCGTCACGCTCGCAAGATCGGCGTACTTGTTGCGGAAATGTGGATTGGTGGAGTCTTTTGTTGCTCCTTCGATTTGGGCGGTTGCTTTAACCAAAGCTTTCGCCAAGTTTTTGATGTTTTCCATAAGTATTTATTTTTGGTATCACAAAATTAAAAGAGAAATTTAATTGTGCAAACTTTTTTTTAAATTTTTTTCTGCCATGGTACGTAGGCGGTGCGCTTGCCGATCTTGGTAGCTCTCAAAATTTGTTTGCGGTTGTGTGTTTTTGAGTAGCTGATGTGCACCCAGTCCGGTTCATCCAAGGTGCCAAACTCCCAAATGATCTGATCAAATTCGGATAGGTCGCATGCGGCATTGAATAGCATCGCATTGCTTGCCGTTAGCGCTTGAAGGTCGATTGCTTCACCGGTGCAATGTTGTGAATTTTTACTGCCTCCAATGGCACGGTTAAGTTCAGGCGATCGGTAGAAAGAAGAAACACGAATGGGGCCAAGGATTTCGCGCAATGGCTCGAAAACCTTTTCGGCTGTTTCAGTCATTCGCTCAATGATTGCTTGGGGCGGTGTGTTATCAATTCCCAGGCGTGTGGCCGTATTGCTCTTTGTGGCTTCGGCTAGTGTGATGTGTTTACTTATTTTCATGTCCGTATGTTTCAATGTAGTATTCCATAGAGTCGATTCGATCACGGGCTACTTCACCATGACAGAACGCTCTTCTAATTTGTTCTATCTCCATTTGTTTGGCTTGTACAATAAATGATGTAGGAATAAAGTCAATACCTTCTTCGCTTAATAATTGTTCAATAAACCAATCTACTGCCGTCTGTTTCATTTCTCACCTCCGTATGTTTGAATGAAGTATTGTTCTGCATCTTGTTCTGAACATGGAAACCTATCGGATTGATAAGCATCAGTAATTTGTATTTGTTCCACGTCTTTAGCCATAACAAAGTACCCACGTACTGCATCAAAGTCTTCACCAAGATTTTCCTTCAATTTTTCCTCTAACCATTGTACTGCCGTTTTCATTTCTCACCTCCCTGGAAAAAATTTGAAAGCTTGATGAATACCGTCCGATCACACACACCGGTCAATATCACTTTGCGATACGTCGGTGCCGATACTGGTAAGAAAGTCACTGGGATTTGACGCGTAATGCGTTGCGCCTCCCATGATTCTGCTAGGTCCTTAGACACTAACGAGGTCGCGCGTTTGCGACCCCGTGTTAAGTTTTGTAATTGGTTCATTTGATATAGTTAAAAACAACATTGTACGTTTCAAAAGCAACACGACTCAATCTGAAGGAAATACAAACAAGGTCATCGTGGCACGTGAAGCATCCATCCGTTACTACCGATCCGTAGTGATTATTCCTGTTCGAAACGAATTGCATTTCTTGATTGAAGAAATCAGAAACTCCAATGTCTTCATGTCCGATTTCGCGAAGGTAGCTGAAAATCATTTCTACTTCGCGCCATGCGTAATGCGTTACCGGATCACATTGCTTGTCGTAGGTTGAATGACCTACAAGGATTTCCCAGCCGTAATCTCCTTGACAATCGGCTAGTTTTTTGAGGTTGCTCGGAAGCACCTGAGAGCTAAAATTTTTCATAAGCATTTAGTTTGGTAACACAAATTTATAACAGAAAATTAAAACTCCAAAATAAAAGTGAAAATATTTTTGAAGTGTTAAAATTTGCTCATAAAAAACCCCCACCTGAAAACACAACGGGCGGGGGTTAAAACCAAAAATAGATACTTATGACTATCTACTCAAAAGTACGGGCGCAAAGTGGCAATCAAAAAATAAAAATTACTTTTCTTTTGAATCGTCAACGGTAATACTGGAAACAGCGGTTAAAATACTGCCGGCTGTAATCAAGTACCCGGATAAAGAAACAATAGCAACCGGTAAAGCAACTGGTGCAGCAGCTAAGGCACCGCCAACAACACCAACCAAGATACCAATTGTGCGAAGCTTCTTAAAAAACGGAGGCGTGGGCGCATTAAGACGGTCAACAACGGACATTTCATTTGCTTTTTTCATTTGGAAAACTTTAAGATTTTTCATTTTTCATAAATTTGGTGGCAAATATTTCGGTTCCTTTCAATCCGAGGTAGCCCATGATAAACGCAATGCCGTATTCTGCAGAACCTTGCTCCATCCCCAAACCTTCAACCACGATCGGGGTAAGGTAGTTCGCACTGAAAACACCGCTGGGAATACTCACCAAGGCTTTTTTCCATGAAAATTCTTTTTTTCCAATCATAACGAGCGAACCTGCAAAGCCTGCGAATGATAGGCCGAGGTTAATGCCGAGGTCGTGTAGTATTTGCTTCATGGTACAAAGATTTCAAAGTAACCCAAACCACCGTCTTGGCTTGCCCAAAGACGTGAACCTTCAACGTACAAGGCCATTGCATCCTCAAAGGTTAAATCGTAGGTAGTAACACCTTTTGAATCAGTAACTGCGTATATCATGAGGTAATAATTTCAAGGAATGCACTCTCGCACGTAACAGTATCGGGACCCGATGTTTTTGCTACGGTAATAATAAAGCTTATCGGTTGAGTTCGATCAATCGTTTGGCTCACCAACGCACCCGCATTGTTACCAAAAATGGTATTTCCAGTCACTGTATTCGTTGAGAATCTTAACGTTGTTGAACCCGTTACAACTGCCAATAATTCTATTTGAGTAGAAGTAACAGACGATGCAAGTGATGCAGGAGAATAAATTGCCGTTCCTGCCGTGGTTGTTCCAAACTTAACACGAAGTGTTTTTGTAGCCGATGTATTGTATGTCATGAATCCCGAAATACGAACTACATCACCAACGTTTAAAGTGTTTGCGGGAATGGTCAACGTCGACATAATTGTTTCCGCTGTTGTATTACCCGAGGTAAACGCACTGCCCGCAATAGCGACCGCTGGAATCACTTTCGGGATGCGTGCCTTATCGAATGTACCCGAAGTAATTTGAGACGCTGTAAACGCCTTATTTGCGTCGCTCGTATTATCAACGTTTGCAAGTCCTACCATTGATTTGGTAACGCCTCCAACTGTGCCCGTAAATGTAGGTGATGCAATGGGTGCTTTTAAATCTAAAGCCGTTTGAGTGGCAGTTGATACTGGCTTATTTGCATCGCTGGTGTTATCTACGTTTCCAAGTCCGACCGCACTTTTTGTTATGTCAGTTGTTAAGGCAATAGTCCCGCTCGCATTGGGTAAATAATGATCACGTGTTTGAGTTAAACCACTTGTAAATAAATTTGATTGAATGGTATCGGTTAAATGCAACTGAATAAAACCGTCTTCAATTACCAAAAGTTTGTGACCGTCGGCATCCTCAATGTGAAAATCCCCATCCGTGTAATGGATACTAGCATGATTCTCGTTTGGTTCATCTAATAAATAAACCTTATTCGTGTACAAATCGTGATTCCCTAAGTCAACATCTTGCGTGGCTCCCGTGTAAGGAACTAATCCAGCGAATTCCCAAACCGCCTCCGTGGCCGTTGCATCCGAGCAAACGTAAACATCGCCGTTATCAAGTACCCATCGTGAACCAACTGTAAAACCTTTTGTTACATCGTCCGTTGACGTTGGTGTTTCCCCAAATTTATAGCGTACTTCACGAATTTGATCGCCATTGCCATTCATTACGTACTCGCTACCCGCCTCCCACTTCAATTCATAACCAACACCACAAATTTGAGCGATGCCCTTTGATCCTCCCGTGCCGGCATCAATTGTCCCTTCACGTAATCTTGAACCGTTATCCAATAAAATACCACCACCAGCACCAAAGCGTACCTCCGAGTCGTTTAGCAGTTCAATGTTTTCATCGGCTTGGTTTCCTTCATCCAATACGTCGGCAAGTGTTGGTGTTGCACCTGGACCGCCCGAAGCCTTTGCTTCAAGATCACCATTGCTCACACCTTCTTTAAACCAATACTCAACAGCTCCCGTTCCATCGTCAATAATAACCGTCAAGCCAATATACCGGCGGTCGATTTCAATAGAACTCAACGCCGAGGCAGTCGATACAAAAGGACCCAAGCGATCATCAATCGGAGCGGGTTTGTTTACTCTAAAATTGTCGGTTATATTTATCATCTTATTGTCATTGGTGTTACTACATCCGTAGGCCATTGTGAAATCCAAATGTCGTACCCATCTTCGGTATCGTACAACTCAAATAGATCGGTGAAATTACCGACATCGATATTGCTTCTTTGCCATACCGTGAACGCGTAATCTTCGGGCACCGCAAACCAAATGAAGTTATTGGTCACTGCGTTAGGATCGAAGGCGATTGTGAAGGGTCTACCGGCGCGTACAAAGATTATCGTGCCGTCCAAGTAGTTTGCTACCGAACTCGTTGCAGAAGTCCCGTAATAGCACGTATCGGGGTTGAGGTCAGAAGGTAGGTCGCACAAAGACATTGCCAATGGCATGGTGAAATTCATGGTCACACGTACACCGGCCACGCGATCACCAAAGCGATCGACAAAAGGTTCAATGCCGGCGTTCACATCCACAGCAAAATCTTGTCCGTAGGTCCGTTGGAACTTAACCATGTAGTCACTGGAAAGCTGAATCATGTCACTGATCACTTCATCGATTTGCTTTTGCTGAAAGTCAGTCGCATCGCCACCCATCGGCATATCGGCAACCTTTTGGAGCTCTTCGATTTTGTCCATAAACACCAAAGAAGAACTGATAGTAATACCATTTGAAACAAAGCTTGCGCGATCCATTAAGGCAAAAACCAACGGATAATACACGCGATCAACACCAGGGGTTAGAAAGTTGGTAATATCGGCACTATCCGGATTTAAAATATCACCGGTACCAAAGGAATTAACGAGCGGGTGATCCTCGCTGAACTCCTTTAATACTCTTTTTATGCTGTTCCAACTTTTCATTTTTCTGCTTTTCTAGGTAAATCCGTAACTTTTCTAAGTTCTTTTTGTGTGTAGACATAGTTAATCACAGCAAGTTCTATTATAATTCGCTTGGTACTTTTCTTCAAAGCTACCACAACAACCCGGGCGAGTCAATACCATTCCGCTGGTGTAATTTCTACGCGTTGGAAGGATTGTATCGATGTTTGATGTAGGACTGGAGAACAAAGGATACAGCGTAGTGTTGGCCAAAAGGAAACGAGTCACGCGCTCCGAATACCATTGCGCCTTATTCCGGTACATATCCATCAAGCGTTGCAATTCTTCTACGCTCGCTTGCGTACTGTTTTGATCCGTACCACGTTCGATGTTCTTGTTTCTGAACTGGAAACCTAAAGCCATTGGGGCTTCCATCATAACCCACATTTGTAAACATGGTTGGATGTAATCGGCTAGTAAAGTTTCGTTATCATTGGTCAAGGTATTGGCAATGATTTGATTCTGCAATTGCTTGTATAGATCACTTCCAATAATCGGTTGAATGTACATCTCTTGGCACATAATAACCGTTGGTCGTAACTTAAACATGGATACATTCTCGTTAATTAACGAGGCATCCTTCAATTGCTTTTCTGTTATGAATAATGCTTTTTGGCTCATGGCTTTGGCTTAACTAATACTTGGAACCAAGAATGTCTACAAGAAGGAATGTGTGTGTTGGTATCGGGCAATGTCATCCATCCACCTCGACGCTCCCAAACTGAATACCCCATGATTTGCGAAATTTGGTTAATGTCACTACGGCTGTAATACCTGCCCAGTTCAATCATTTTGATACAGAACTCACGGCTGCCGTCAATCAACTTTTGAGGACCATACTCGGGAAGTACATCGTACCGGTACATCACTTGCACCAACGGCTCACTCTCGGGCCGATCGGGCTTAATAAAGTCCTTGGCGTTATCGCCTAGTTCTTTCAATGCGCCACGAAGGTTGATCGCTCCCCTTTCAACCAACGCACTAATGCGCTCGCTAATCTTTTCAACGGACGTATTTAACCGACGCGAAATATCTTCGGCTGTAATGGTCGGATCCTTCTTGATTTCTTTCAAGATATTGCTATCAAGTTCTTCGTACTCGCTCGCAAATTCTTGCTCTTGAAGTTCGAATCCGTAACGCATGGTTCGAGCTTTCAACTCAACAAAATTCTCTTTGCTTTGGCCAAATTGCTGAAACAAATCTAGTTCAACTTTGTCATTGCGCTTGAATCCGTGAAAGCTTGTTGACGTTTCTTGTGGTGGTACTGGACTTGTCGGTGTGGTATTAAGCCCTACCAACGAACGAACTTCGCTATCGGTCATTTTCTCGAGCACCTTATTGGCCACCAATGGGCTCAACGCCTGGATGCTGTCGGTTGTTTTTGGTACATCTACGGTATCGTCTTTCAATCCCGCCATTTCGCGCAATTCAGCACGGCTCGCAATGGTGGTCAAGGTCTGTTCAGACAATTGCTCTTTGATTGGATCGGTCGGTAAAATCTCCAATACTCCAACGCCGTTGAAATCCAAAATGTAATTGAAAACCTTTTCGATCTTACGCACGCGGTCTTCAACGTACACCGACTTAAACAGCTCGTAAGACTCGATCAACTCCGAGCGTCCACCCAATTGGCCGGATGTACGGATGCCGAATAGCATCGGCGATGTAACGCGGTGCGCAACAAAGATCTCGGTCTGAATGGTGTTGTTCAAAATCTCAAATTGCTTGTCCAGGTTGTTTGCTTCCAGTGCTGAAATTTCCAACCCGTTATCTTTGGTGTCATTGAATGCAACCACAATGCGTTCGCCGTCGTCGCCTCGCATTTGGGTAATCAATTGACGCTTGATGTCGCGTTGTTCTTCATCGGTTGGAACACCGTTGTTGAAGCTGAATAAATAACCACCAAGGAAACCGTTTCGTAAGTTGTTCACGTGGTAGTTTGCAATGCGTGCATCCGTTTCGATGTAAGCCAATGCGCCGAGGTATTCCGGGATAGGGTAATACTTTACAGACGGCGCGTAACTGGAATAGTAAAACAACTGCTTTCCGAGCTTGTTCTCGGGATTGAAGGCCATGTATTCTCTTAATCCTTCGGGTTCACCAAACTCTTTCCACTCTTGGGCGAAATAGAACTTGTCTTGCTTTTCATTTACACGAAGGTTACCAAAGTTCACGTGTGCAATTTGTGAAATCTTACCTTGTAAGTTCCAAATAACCTCGAGCGCAAACCCGTTGAAAATTTCGAAGTCTAGTGTGACCTTGTAAAGAATGTCGTTCAAGTCATCGTATGGGTTGGGATCTTCCAACATACGGTTTAGTTCTGTAACAAGATCGGCGGCCAAATCTTTGGGGTCATAGGTCCATCCCTTACCGGTGATGTAGTTCACCTTTCCGTTTACAATAGCGTTATGCTTTGCAGAACGTTGGTACATTTCCAACAAATAAGAAGGATAATTGTTTCTTTCCCCATAAAACACGTATGGTTTCCCATTCATTACCTTGTACTCGGGTAACTTGGATTCAAAGTTCTGTTTTGTTTTGGCCATTACGTCGGTCTTTGCAACCCCATAACTACCTTTTATTCTACGTGCGCTCATAAATTTGGCTCAATATATTCGATCGTGTTTGCAGAAAACACGGTATCGTTTGTTTCCGATTCAATTATTTGATACAATCCACACTCCAACACGCTCAAAACTTCAGCATCTTCCGGACCGGTCGCACCACTTTCGCCCTCGTAAAGCGTGTAAGTACACTGACCTCCTGGGATATTTCCGATAGATACATCGAATGCATTGTAACGATCCGTTTGGAAAGATAGATCACTCGTTTTCGCGAAGGAATAAAAGAAGTCATTGTTGGTAGAAATGTGATGGATATTCAAATACAGCGTATCACCTTGGCTATAAAACTCGGTGGCAGTAAAGAACAACCGGTTAACCTCATTGGAATTAAGTAACTGCATAACCATAGTATTACAAAATCCAAAAAAGTAACAACAAAAAAAGGGATCGTTTCCGATCCCCCAAAAACTAATATGGAAAGGTATTAAGGCAATACTTCAGTTAACTCAACGATTGGGCTCGTTTCGTTGGTAGAGAAAGTCAATGTCAATCCGTTCAAATCTCCCATGGCTGTACCAGTTGCACCGGTACCAGTTGTTAGATTCACTCCGTTTTGGTAACCAAGTACCCACTGAACATTATTGCGATCGGTAGCAACAACTGCCAACCTTGCTTGTGCCATAAGCTTCAATTCATTGCGAAGGGTAGCAGTCAACTTAGGCAATTGAATGGTCAATTCAGTTGTGTAAAAAGTAGTTCCAGTTTGCTCGGAAGACGTTACGGTTTCAGTAAATTGTGCGGTGTTGATTGGCAATTCATACTTGAAGAACGTACCAGCAACGGTAGCAATTACACCGGATGCGGGGGCATCGTAAGTGATGGAAGATTGATTTGCAATGTGGATGTGTTTGATACCACCCACACTGTCTTTACACCCTAAAGTGTAACCAGCGGTTAATGCGCAACTCATATTTTTATTTCTTTATTGATTTACAAAAAAAGGGTGGGCGATTTCACCCACCCCTTGGTTAATTGTTCAATCTGTTGATTAAGCCATTACGAACTTAACGATCTGACTTGGGAACGCAACCTGGAAACCAGCCTTGAATTCACAAACAAAACGAACGTTCATTGCTTCTTTAGCATAGAAGATTTCGAATTTCTCTTGCTCGTTCAATAAGTCGGTACCAAATACCAAGTTAGAAGTGCGCATAGCGTAGATAGAATAAGTGTTGTTCAAGGTATCATCTTGGTTCAATCCGGGAACTGCAACCAATTTGATGTTAGATCCTGGGATAACCATTTCACCAGCTTGCATACCTTCGTAGTAAGAAAGGTTGAAGTAGTTAGAAGAAACAATGTCTTGACGGAATAAACGGAATACATCCCATCCGCAGAAAACAACAACGTCGTCAGTACCCAAAATGTCGGTAGGAATCGCACGCTCAATCGCTTGCAATACAGTCTTACGTGAAGTAGTACCGGCAGCGTTAGCAACGAAATTTGCTTTAGTGATTGCAGCTCCGTTACCAGTGTAAGTAGTAGTGTTCGCATCGATTACGCCTGAAGCTCCATCGATAACATCTTTCCAACCGTTAATTTCAGTGCTATCTCCAACCCAAGAAATTGACTCCAATTGGCGAGAAATCATAGCAACCTTTTGGTTAGCGTAAGCTTCTTCAAATGGGATAGCTTGGTACAATGAACCTTGAGGTAGGTGGTGCTGTAACCAAGTTTGCTCCAACGCTTGAGGACACAAAGACTCGTGAACTTTTAAGTGCTTTACATCGATGTTACGCTGGCTGAAAGTAGTAGTACCGTTATCAACAAATTGGCACGTAACACCGTAAGCAAATGCAGCGGTAGTTTCCATGATGTTGATAGCGGAAGTACTTTTAAGTCCAACCATTTTGTTTGCCATTGAAATTGACTTTGCACCGAATACGGCACGGGTCATCAATGGAAGTGTGTTTTGATTAACGTAAGAAGTTAATCCAGTAAGTGAAAAACTCATCTTTTTTTTATTTTAGTGCTTGTAAAAATTTGTCAATGTTTGCGCTTTGCTTGCTCTTTGGGTACAAGTAAGTGAACGATGCAGGCTTGGAAATCTCGGCAGTTGGAAGGGTAGAAATTTCTTCAACAACGGCAGTCATCGCAGTAGTTGCTTTAGTCATTCCTTCAAACTTCTTCATCAATTCATCTAGCTTTCCTTCAAGCTTCACAATGCGATCTTGCAATTCAGCGGTGATGTCAACAACCGGCGTAACGTCAGCCAATTCAACTTCAACCTCAACCTTTGGCTCTTCTTCCAATGGCATGATTTCAGCAATCAAACCGTCTTTAACAACGATCTTAGCAACACCAAGAATTTCGTGCTCACCATCAGGGGCGGGAGCTTCTGTACCATCTTCTGCAATTGCAACAACTGGAACACCAACGGCAATTTCTCCGTCAATCTTCACCCTAACACCGGTAGCAGTTTCGTATTCTGCAAAGTTGTGCTCAACGGCGGGCGTTTCTCCAACTTCTACGGTAGGATCAGTAGGCAATTCTGAAGACATCAAGTAAGATTTGATCTTTAACAATTCTGCTTTTATGTCCATAAATTTGACTTTATCAATAGTATTACAATAGGGTAAAAAGTGACAGAAAATAGTTACAACAACGAAATGATTTCATCCAATATCATGGTGATTTCCACGTTCTTAGAAAAGTTTTCTGTGTGTGATACGTGCAAGAACTCACCCTCAACGGAAAATCCTTTGAACGTGCCGTCCTTCACTTGACTCCATATATCATTATTATAAACTTTATAACTTCCAAACCACGTACCCTCGGGTAAATCCTCGAAACCCTTTGGTGCTGAAATGCCACGGCTCGAATCCTTTAAAAAGGTTTCAAACATGAACACTCCATCTACCGGCTCTTTGTGCTCCTTGTTTACGTTGTTGGAATTTTGATCACGCATAAACTTTTCAGCGATCTTCTTTACCATTTCAGCATCGTAAGTCACGTAGTATTCCCCAAAGGAATTATCCCTTCGATAAATCAATTGATCGGGAATCATTAACGGACCCGTCACGATTCTTTTCTCTTCATCGGCGGTGAACTTATGCGATTTGAACGCGTGAAAATTTCGCTCAATGGCTGGTGTGTTTACCAGCGCCACGAACTCAACCCCGGTTTCTTCATCCTCGGGATTGATGACTAATTTGTAAATTGGTAGTTCCATTATTTTCCTAATGTTGCGGTTTGTGAAAGTCTTTGTGATCGTTTCTGCTTGTCCGAAATATCGGTTTCAAGTACGTATGTTCTAACCGATTGTTGAAGATTGCCCTGGGCATCAAGTTGCAGTTGGGTGCTTCCAATCGTTGGAGTGCTGCCGGCATTTGAAGACGGTTGTGAATTGATGGCTGGTCCATTGCTACCGGAAGAACTTGGTGAGGCACTGCCTTGGAATTGTGTTTGCCTAATCTTTTGCACGTTTGCCAATCCGGTTGCAAGTGCTGAAGCTGCGGCGATGTAAGGCGCTGCCGGAAATGCGGCTGTAATTGGGCTTTTGGAAGTTGAAGTAAATACACCTTGCACACCGGCAATTGTTTGAATGATAGCCTCGGCAATTTGCACCTTTTTGTTCTGCTCGAAGTATCTTTTTCTAATGGCTTCTTGCTCCTTTTCATTCCCTTTTGCCATTTGAAGTTCTTCGTTCATTTGGTTTTCTCGGAAAGCTGCAACGGCTGAAAACGCTTTTTGTGTTTGCTCAACTGCAAACTTGAATATCATTGCTCTTTTATCAGCTGCCGATTGATCTAATTTAGTGATCGTATCGTTGTATTCTTTTTCTAAAATAATGCCATCCAAATACGCTTGCTTTGCAAGTTCTTTTTTCTTGCTAATCTTTAGTGTTTCACTTTCCAAGGCTAATTGAAGCGACGTCTTTTGAGCGTCAATATCCATTTGGCGTTCTTTGTCGGTTAGCTCTTTGTTGGCCTCAAATGCTTTGTCGGCAATTTCTTTTTTCTTTAATGCGATTTCATCTTCTGTTTTAACCGTGGACTGTCCGTAATCCTTTTGGATTTGAAGTTGGTTTTCTAATTTCTTTACTTCTAAATCCTCGGTGCTTTGCCCGTTAATGGTTGCAACGTTGATCAGGTGATCGTAATAGTCATCGCTCGCTTTCTTGCTATCCTCGTACTCTTTGCTCGTTCGCTCTTGAAAATCCTTTGCGTTTTGTTCCAGTTGCTTTTTTAGTTCAGCCTGTTTCTTCTCATTTTCTTCACGCTCTTTTTTGTCTTGTGCTTCTTTCTTCTCACGTGCTTTTTTGTTTGCATCGTCAATGCCCTTTTTGTAGTTCGCATCTAGGATCAACCGCTTGTTATTTGCATCGGCAATTTCAGTGGTCAATTCTTTAATGCGTTTCTTTTCATCCTCGGTTGCATTGCCGGCCTTTACCTTTGTTTGAAGGGCTGTTTGTTCTGCTTTCAAGTTCTGCAAACGTAGATCAGCAAGTTGCTTTTCTAGGTTGTAGATTTCCTTCGCGCTCTTTCCTTCTGCTTTGGATAGTTCAATTCTACGCTCCATCACCTTTTCGGCTTCCTTCATGGCGTCCTTCGTTTTATTGAAGGCTTCAACCGTTTGCTCGGCGTTATCTTTTGTCTTTGCCGTTGCAGCATCGTCAATCAATCCGAAAGAAATGGTGTGTAAAAAGTCACGTACTTTGGCAATGATACCATCAAATGGCTTCATAAGGTTAAGTACGACCTTCTTTACATCCTCAAAGTTTGCAATAAGAAAACCTAGCGCAGCAACCAAGGCACCAACACCGGTAGCGATCAATGCTTTCGAAAATCCTTTCGTTGCTTTTGTACCGCCTTCGGTTGCAACTTCATTCGCCTTTTGCGCTTTACCCAAAAATGCTAACGAAAACGCGCTATCTTTTTGAAGGATGTTTGTGATTGCAGTCACACCTTGAAGCAAAGCCATTGCGCCCTGTGTTTTCTTGATCGCTTCTTCAACCGCTTTGTTCTCCGAGCCAAACAATGCCATGGCACCTTGGGCAGCAGCGAAACCACCGGCAATACCTTGGGCTCCTTGGGCGAACGCGTCGAGCTTAAACGTATCAGAAGACAAAGCTTTGATCGCGTTCTTGGTATCGCCGATTTGATCCTTTACCTCACCCGCTCTTTGTTGCAATTTATTGAAGGCCGCCGTCCCAGTTTGCCCGGCAGCGGCCATCTTGTTCAACTCGTTTTCAATCGATTTGAGCTCTTGCTTCAAGTTCTTGAATTGCCCTTGGGCTTGGTCCGTTTCCGACTTTACTCGTAAAACTATATCTCTTTCTATGTCTGCCATTATTCTATGATTAGCTGGGGTTTAGGTTCATCGGAAATGAAAGCACCGGTACCACCGGTCAATGTAAACACCGTTGGAGTGAATGGTGCCAAATCCAATACTTTCAAAAGTTCGATTGAGGTTGATTCATCGCTGTTTGCGTCGTAATCGTTTACCGATAAAAGGTAAAACAAAGTGCCGTTAATGTAGATTGGTTTGCGGAAGTCAAGGTTGAGCATATCAACCGGAGTAAGCTGTGCGAATAACTTGACTTTTTTAGCGTCTTTGTCAGTGTATAGGTTGACGTAATCCAACCAAAAACGATTGAATAGGTTGTTGTTGGTGTACCTATAAATCGCTCCGGTAGTTTCATCGGATTGATAGTACAACTCACGTGGAATACCAAAGCAAAGATCGAAGGTTGGGTTGTACGGATTATCTAAATTGCCCGCGTACGGATAACTGGTGTATTCAGTACCCTCGAAAACAAACTCGGTGTCGCTCGGAAACGGTATATACTCATGGTAAAGAATACGAAGGTTGGGAGTAACCGGCTTCACGTTCAATTCAACATCCCCACCGCTCGCAGTTCCTTTGTTATCCATGTCGTAATACCGTGCGTAAATACGTGGGCTTGGTGAAAATCCAACCATTACGCTATTGCCAAATCCAACGTCTTCGGCTTGCTCACCATTGCTGAACTCATTTGAACTAATATAGGTCCGTGAACCATAACTCGATTGGTACGCACTTTGGTATCGTTTCTCGAAGTAACCGCCCGCGTCCTTGTAGCTAAACTTGTACGTCTTTGGGTTCATGTACCCACATGGAACTACCTCAAATCCTTTGTCAACATCCCATAACGGAGTCCAGTCAAGGTAATTCGAAGTATCGTAAAAGTCGGAGAACGGCTCGATGTACAATTTCTTTTGGTCGTACTTGTCCGGCATGATAAACAAGTTGAACATACGAACCAAGTACATAAGGAAATCGGATTGCTTAACCTTTGGAATGATTGTTTCGTTCATGTCCCAGGTATCGCCCGGTTCCATCTTAGGAGTGCCGGCAAGTTGGTTCAACCAATACGTGTTCGAGCTGTCAACGTTGATTGTAAACCCAATCGCTCCACCGGTGTATCTTATTTCGTACTGATCACCAAGGCTCGCTGTATCTTGAATGAAAAAATCTTGGGTAATCGTGGTGTTTGCTGGTGTGTTAACATCCCAAAGAACAACCATGTTAGCACCAACACTCGAACCATTTTTGTAAAGGTTAGAAGTCAAAGCTACTTGCGTTGTAGGTCCAGTGCTTTGAACCAAGGTAGCGGTTACGCGTAATTGGAAGTTGTACGTGCGATCGGCCGGTGCAACAAATTTCTTTGTGCCGGTGTTGTAGTTTCCACCATTGAAATAAGGTGCTGGCGTTGAAGTACCAAATTGAAATTGCGTAACTGGAATCAGGTTGTTTCTAGTCAAATCACCATTCAATCGAATCCAAAACAAATTGTTTTGTGCTTGCTCTTGGGTAATGTAGGGTACACCACTAACGCCATACGGTACTATCAACTGCTTAAACCATTGCGACGTAAGGAAATCACTTTCATAAGTAAATCCCGCACCGGCGATAATCTTATCCAAGTACTTTTTAACCGAAATGGCGGGGTAAAAATCTTGGGTAGTAAACACATCGGCGTAAGGACTTGGTGCTTGGGTACGTGTGAAACTCGATTGCCCGTAATCAATCGCGGGATAATAGTAATCATTGCCCGTACTGCCTACGGAATTGGTCCATGAATCCACGATATTACTCCCATCCCATTCGTGGTTCAGCTCGCTAAAATCTAAGTCAGTCAATTCGCTATCGCCCAACTGCTTAAATAAGTTCACATTCTCCCCATACAAACCAAGTTCGTAAGTCTTGAACGTGCCGTCGTCCTTGATCGCTAACAATTGGGCAATCCCATTAAATACCTCAACACCATTCTGCAACACGTAAGCATTTACCCGTATGCTCGGGTCAAATCCAATTACCCACTGATCGAAACGATAAATTGAACCAAACACATTATCGTTGTTTGCAGTGCCCGGTACTTCAATAGTTCTGCTAACCGTTCCTTTGCGCTCTACTGGGTTTTCTATGTCCGTGATGGAATACGTTAGGCGAATGTCAATATCTTCGCTTAGATCCAATCTTTGCCCGTCTATGTAAAGTTCTGTTATCATAACGGCATTGCTTCATCAAAGGTAAATTTGTAAGTCATGGTAAGCGTGTGTAACAAATCGAAATCACGCTTCCAAACGTTGTAGCTTGTATCGGTTACCAAAATGGGAACCAACATCGGTGTTGGTGTACCGCTAACATCAATCACCATCTTAACCCACAAACGAGGCGAGCGCACCATTTCAGCTAACCACTCAAATTCATCGTCGGTCAACCAATCACTCATAACGGTAAACTCTTTCGAGTAATCAACGCTCGCATTATAACGGCTAAAACTGCTTTGAGTGTACGAATACGTTTCGCCCATCGTGAGCAATGGCTTGCTCGCTTCAATTCTTGTAATGTTTTGGCGTTCTCTGTTTGGCTTATTGAACACGTAGCTATCAACACCACCAAGTTGGTTTTGGAAGTGCACCTCGGTAAGGTCGTAACGCTGGCATTCAGTATTCAAGTAAACAAAATACTCATCACTTTGTAGTTGCAAATCATTGGCAGCCTTGGAAAGCGTCAATGAGTAATACCCATCGTCAAAAGGAAAGTCAACATCGCCCGAATTTGAATCGCTAGTGTATGCACCTGCAATAATAAATACCTCGGCAGGCATGAATGGAACGGTAATTACACTTGTTTCGTTAGGATCGCCGGCATTGTGATACCCGAAGTTCTTAGTTTTAAAATAAAATTCACGAATTATAGAACCACCTCTATCGTAATACCGGTAACGAACGTAGTCAATATTGGCCACGGTTTCAATCGTGCATGGAACGTACAAATAACCGCTTTGCATATATGCCAAATTTTGAGCAATGGCAGTCACTGATTGCGGTCTATTCGTTAGCAGTCGGTGGATTGATGGTGTTGAACTAACCACGTAATCGTTGAAGTCGTACTGGGGAAAGGAAAGGCTATCAATTGCACCGCAATACAATGTACCGGTGAAGTCGTATGTTGTTGCAGCTGCGCCAGTGTATTCTTCCGAGAATTCAACGGTGTAACTTCCCCACATATTTGGGCACTCAAACCCACGGCCTTCATCAATGTCGGTATCAATCGTGATAAAATAACGTAATACCTCACGAATGTTGAAATATCCGTAATCGTTGGTTGGGTTGGGTGTAGACTTCAACCTTGCCACCAAGTTTCCATTAAAGGAAACATCGGCCACGTATTTGAAATTAGGTTGCGCTACGTTGGTGCTCGACAAAACAAACGTAATGGGATTGCCCATTGTCGTAAAATCTTGTGGACTGGATTCTATCGTTATTGCCATTATCTTGGTAGTGTTACTTCAATGCTTGTTTGTGCGATGTAATCGGCCACTTGAATTGCTAGCCTTGTAATTTCTGCATCCGTAACGAATGGAGAAACGAACGGGTTTTTTCTTACCCCGTACTTGTAAACCGAGTGCTGAATTTCACGCGCCTTTTCATCTATGCTTTGTCCTTTTCTTGGGCTTATTCCTTTCGCTGCCATCCACTTTTTGAACGCATCACGGGGCGGGAATTTGTCCTTGAACTGAAAGGGAGAATCCGGTGCCTTGGTCGAACCAAACCGACCCTTCACCCCATACTCAACAAACTTCCAATATCCGGCTGCCTCGATCTCGATGGCGTAATCTTTGCCGTACCTCTTTACCGGTAACGGTATGATCCCTTGGGCAAGTACATAGGTGGCATCGCTCCCGTTCTTTGATAGGTTTTGCCGGAATGCGTCAATGGCCGTGTTTGCCCAGTCGGTCAATATCTTATCAACCCCCTCAAATTCAGTGCTAATTTGTTCGGGTTCTAATCCGATACTATCGAGCTGAATAAACTTTGATGCCATAACCATAGAATTACAAAATCGAAAATGTTACCTTAATCGCGATCTTGCTATTTGCTTGTTCACCTCAACCCTTTCGTGCTCCATCTTATCTTGCCAATAATTCACGTAGATAAAAAACTCAATTACTTTGAGCTCGAAAATATCCTTCCATTTCAACACATCGCCACCGGCTAACGTGTCAACGAAAATCAACCACTTGTACTTTTCTGCAAATCCAGTTCCGGTGTCAAGTCCTGCCTCGTCTGCTCGATTAGTTGATTTAAAAATCTTGGGGAATCGTTTAGAAACAGCATCCAACTGCCCAAAAAAAAAGCAGACAAACCCAATGCCTCAACCGCCAACATCGACTCCTTTACATCCTTTGCTCGCTCGAAATGCTTATCGCCTTCGTATTTCTTGGGAATCCAAAATGGCGTTACCTCACGCATCAACGATGCAACGATTAGGTGAATGTTTTGGTTGATCTTTTCTTGGTCGCTGGTCCACTCGCTGATCTCCACGAATTGCGCCGTGCACACATCCTCAAAGAATCGGTTAATCCAATAGCGTTTACCCTTCACCTTCACAAAGTTCTTGAATGGCTTGTACGGTTCTTCGTTCAGCTGGTTAACGATTGACTCGTAACGCTTGCGCAAATCGGGCAGTGAATACTGATCTACCTTCGAATACCCGCCGTCAACGATCGCAGTAACCGAGCGCATCAAATCCCATCCTTCCAGGTGTTGCACCTCTTGGATCATTTGCCATTGGCCAACCGTTAAGGTGCGCCAAACATTGTTGTTCTTTTTATTTAATCCCATACTTTCCTATGTTTTTTTCTGCTAGTTTATTCAACGCTAAATATCTCAATGCGTCCATGCCGTGGTTGAATGAATCAATCGGTACGTTGGTGGCGTTCCCGTCCTTTTCCTTCCACTTGTAGGCGTTTAATTCTTTGATTAGGTTGGCACTTCTACTCGTTACGTTAAAGCGAAATCGTTTCAATATATCGATGCCGTTTAGAATGCTGTCTTTCCCTTTATTGGCACCCTCAATTCTCCATCCCATGCGCCGGATTTCTTCAATACTTTTCGGTTCTGCAGAATCGGCCACGATCGGATCCCGATTATTTATTCCGTAACTGGTCATAAAATGGCTAATATCCTGATTTGTGTACCCTTTATGGTACATTATTTCATCAATGATCAATTGGCCGTTGTACCGGTACACCCCGACAATTGCCGTGGGATCGTTGGTAAATCCGAAGTCCATGCCGTACCCAATCAATTGCGCTTCGTTTGGTATCGTTACGATCGTACCCCAATTACGGTAGATTAACCCTTCAATCTTTCCCGTCATTCCACGGGCGTACACTTTCCAAAGTTCTTCATCGTCACTGCGCAAAGCTTCAATCTTTTTGCGAATGATCTCGGGAAGAAATGGATTGTGACGGTGGTCGGAAATGATCAACTCAACACCGTCTTTGCCGATCAACTTTTCATGTACCCAAAACCGAGCGTTGGGGTTGTAGTCGATAAACACTTTTTTCTTGGTTCGCATGGCGAGCTCGGAATAGATTTCATAGCTTATCCCGTTCGCCTCATTCAGAAAGAAGTAATCGCGTTTCCCGCTCTTTGCATCCTGGGAATCTTGGTAGCTTTTAAACTCTATGATTGAGCCGTTGTGAAACGTAAAGATACGATCGCTCGCGTTGTAGCTTTTAATCCAACTTTGAATGTCGGTAGAGCTCGCTACAATTGCTTGCATATCACGGAGCGCACCGCTTTTTAGGTTAGGCACGTCTTGGCCTACCACACTGATCACTTGGTCGGGTTGCTCGATGGCTTTTAAGCAAAGCACCTGGAGGATGGAATAAGTCTTTCCCGAACTTGTCCCACCTTGATTGACTATAACCTCGGCAATTGAATTGTAATTGCGCTCAAAAATTACAGAGGTTTGAAACATCAATCTAAAATTATTGCATCTTCACTATCGG